ATAGAAGGGTATGAGGATGAGGTAGTCAATATATGCCTGAATGATACCGAAGGGGAAATCATTGAGATTTCTGGTGTATACATTCAACTTCCCAAAAAGCCTGGAAAGAAAGAGATACTATTCTCTGACAAGAAGAAAGCGGACCAACGCTGGCAGCGCATTCCTATGCCTGATGATCTGTTAAAGATTAGATCAATGGACGAGTGGGCAGAACATCCCAAGGAGTTTAGGTTACGATACAACGCTTATATAGAAAAGGAGTTTGAGCGCAGACGTAATGGTGTGTGGTTCATGAATGACGGTGAGCCAACATACATTACCGGTAGGCACTACATGATGCTCCAATGGTCAAAAATTGACATTGGTTACGCTTATTACCTGGAGTTTCAGCGGAGGCTGTTTCTACATTTTTCAGCTTGTGAGTTTGATCCACGATCCCTAGGGCAGATATACACCAAGTGTAGACGTTCTGGGTACACCAATATATCAAGCACTATACTGGTTGATGAAGGAACTCAAGTAAAAGAGAAACTGTTGGGGGTCCAAAGTAAGACCGGTAAAGATGCCCAGGAGAACATCTTTATGAAAAAGATTGTACCGGTGTTTAGATCGTACCCATTCTTTTTTAAACCTATCCAGGACGGTACAACCAACCCACGTATGGAGCTTGCATTTCGTGAGCCATCAAAACGTATTACGAAGAAGAACAAAACATCTAATGTTGGTGAAGCATTGGATACTGTAATCAACTGGAAGAACACTACGAATAACGCATACGATGGTGAAAAGCTGCACATCCTATACTTGGATGAAGCTGGTAAATGGGAGAAGCCTACGGATATCCGTGAAGCTTGGCGAATAGAACGTACGTGTTTAATTGTTGGTCGTAGAATTGTTGGTAAAGCTTTGGTTGGATCAACAGTAAATCCTATGGACAAGGGCGGTAAGGAATTCCGTGATATGTATCGCGATTCAGATCCAGGTAACCGCAACTCTAACGGTCGTACGAAGACTGGGCTGTACAAGATATTTGTACCGGCTTACGAAGCCCTGGAAGGTTTCTTTGATAAGTACGGTAACCCAATCATTGAAAATCCAGAGAAGCCAGTGGAGACTATTGAAGGTGATTTTGTGAAAATTGGGGCAAAGACGTTCTTAAAGAATGAGCGTGATGCACTTCGCCAGGATGTATATGAACTGAACGAAGTGATTAGGCAGTTCCCGTTTACTGAAGACGAAGCTTTCCGTGATTCTACAAAAACATCTACGTTTAACATCGGTAAGATTTACGAGCAAATAGAACACAACCAGGACTTGTATCCTAACCCAGTAATCCGTGGTAATTTTATGTGGAAAGATGGGAAGATGGATACAGAGGTGCTGTTTCATCCAGACTCTACCGGGAGATGGTATGTCTCCTGGATGCCAAAGCCTCAAGATCGCAACTCACAAAAAGAAATGTACGGAAAGAGAACACCAGCCAATACGCACATCGGCGTAGGAGGGGTGGATAGCTATGATCTGGATGCTACAGTTGACGGTCGTGGATCTAAAGGAGCTTGTCATTTGTACAACAAGTTTAACATGGCTGCGCCATCTAACTTATTTGTAGCGGAATACGCCAGCCGTCCACCGATGGCTAAAATATTCTACGAGGATGTTTTAATGGCTTCAGTATTCTATGGATACCAGCTTTTAATTGAAAATAACAAATACGGTATTGCCAGGTACTTTGAATCCAGGGGCTACGATAACTATTTGATGGATAGACCAGAACACCTTAAAACATCAAGTGTTGCTTCAAAGACAAAGGGTATACCTTCTAATAGTCAGGATGTTATACAGTCTCATGCCCAAGCTATTGAGTCTTACATACATACTCATGTAGGTGTAAATGAACAAACCGGGGAAATGGGTAAAATGTATTTAAACAGAACCTTGGAAGACTGGATTGGATTCCGTGTAGATAACAGAACAAAGTATGACCTTACGATTAGTTCGGGGTTAGCTCTTTTAGCTGCACAAAAGTTTAAAGAGGAGAAGCCCAAAACGAATTTTAACGAAAAGAAGTTCTTTAGAACCTACAGACCTATAGAACGTTAAATACTTCCCTTGCTTAATTCACTATATTTGCATAATAGAATATATTGTCGGATATGCAAGGAAATGTAAATAACGAAGGGAAGTACGGTAACTTTCCAGATCCGCTGGCAGACTTTGTAACCAAATCGTCAAAAGAATACGCATTGAAATATGCCATGGCCATTGAGAAACAATGGGGTTCTGCTGATGATGAAGGTTCGTTATTCAGAAAGCGATTAAAGCAATTTGAAATAAACAGAGACTACGCCACTGGTACTCAAGATACCACGATCTACAAGAAGATCCTGACCAGCCTCGATCCAAACGGGGGTGACGGAACTCTTCTGAATCTCGACTGGACACCAGTTCCTATCGTGCCGAAGTTCGTTAAGATTGTAGTCAATAAGATTCTTTCAAAAAAGCCGTATCCGAAAGTTGAAGCTATTGATCCAAACTCCGTAATGGAAAAACAAAAGGAGAGAGATCGCATTCAACGTAGAATCGAAAACAAAGCAATTCACCAGCTTGCACAAGGTTTAGGTTTAAAAGCTGAATTTGATATTAACAGCTTACCAGAAACTACTGACGAAGCGGAAATATACATCAACAACAACCTAAAGACAGTTACGGAGATGGCAGCGCAAATGTCTGCCGCTCTTACTCTTGACTGGAACAACTACGATGAGAAGATTCACCGTAGAGCTGTTGAGGATTTAGTGACGAATGGTATTGCTGTAGTAAAACGTGATAACGATCCTAACTACGGAATTACTGAAGAATATGTTGATCCAGCGTACTTCATTCATAGTTATACGGAAGATCCTGGGATGAACGACCTGGTGTATGCCGGTCACATTCGTAGAATGACTATCCAGGAATTGAAAAGAAAAGCTGGACATCAATTTACCGACAAGGATTATAAAGAGATGGCTCGCATGGTTGCACATAAATACGGCAACAATCCAACAAAACTATCCAATAGCTACTACGACAAAAACCTACAGCGCAATGCTTTTGGGTATGATGAGTTTATAATTGAGATACTTGATTTTGAATACCTATCCGTTGATGACCTGGTATTTGAACAAAAGAACAGCCGGTACGGAAACGTAGGTTTCTACCACAAAGGATTTGGGTTTACTCCAACTGGATCTGTATACGACCGTAAGCCGGTGAATATGACTACTGCTACTTTATACGGTGGCAAGTACATTATTGGTACAAAGCACGTCTTTGATTACGGAATGAAAAAGAACTTGCCTCGCAACGTTCATGACTTAACCAGAACTCGTATGAGCTACTCTGTTGTAGCTACCAACATACGCAAGATGATGCCAAAGTCTATGGTAAACTCCGTTATTGGGTTTGCTGATCAAATACAACTTACACACCTTAAAATCCAACAAGCTATCGCCAAGGCGAAGCCGGATGGTTTGATCGTAGATATTGAGGGACTTGAAAACGTGCAGTTAGGGCGTGGAGGCGAATTGCAACCTTTGGATATCCAGGATATCTACGAACAAACTGGTGTGTTCTACTACCGCAGTAAGAACCCAGAAGGTGGATTCCAAAACCCTCCAGTACGTCCATTGGACAACAGCATTAGAAACATCAACGAGTTGATTGGTTTATATAACCACTACTTACGCCTGATCCGTGATGCTACTGGTATCAATGAGGTTATGGACGGATCTACGCCTAAAGGTGAAGCTTTGGTTGGTGTTCGTGAGCAACAAATGCAAGCTGGTAACAACGCTATTTATGACATCACTAATGCTGCGATGGTATTGTACCGTAAGGTTGTAGAGGACATCGTTAAGTGTGTCCAGGTTCTACCTAAAGAAAGCGTACTGTTTGGTGTATATCAAATGGCTGTAGGGGAAAAGAACATGAAACTCCTGAACAGCTTCCAGGATCTACCAATGTATAATTTCGGTATCCGTGTAGTGTCTGAAATGAATGACGTTGAAAAAGCTTACCTGGAGCAAAACATACAAATTGCGTTAAGCCAAAAGGAAATAGACCTGGAGGATGCTATTGCTGTACGCCAACTTAAGGATGTGGATCAGGCAGAGCAGCTGTTAATTATTAGACGTAAGAAGCGTATTAAGCAGCAGCAGCAAATGGCGCAACAAAATATGATGGCGCAGTCCCAGGCAAATGCCCAAGCTGCTCAAGCATCTGCCCAGGCAGAGATGCAAAAAGAGCAAATGAAATCACAGCTTGAGATGCAAAAAATGCAATTGGAATCCCAGGCAAAAGCACAGTTATTGCAGCTGGAGTACCAAATGAAAATGGAGCTTGAAAAAGTTAAGGGTCAGTTTAATATGTATAAAGCTGATGCGGAGAAACAAGACAAATCAGCTCTTGATGTAATGAAAGAAGATCGCAAAGATGAGCGTGTTAAGAAGCAAGCTGTAGAGCAGTCAAAGCTGATTAGCCAACGTCAAGGCGAGCGTGGGGAACTCCAGGAAGCAGATGATGATCCATTAGAGGGCCTCTTTTAAATGACTAAATTTGCAATATGGCAACACAAATAAATTTAGACAACTCAACCAGGGTAGACATTACTTGTCGCAAGGGGGATACGTTCAGTTTAGAATTAACCTTTACAAACGATGCTGGTGCTGCAATTGACTTGACGTCCTACACTTGGAAGATGGATGTAAAAGAAACAGATACGTCTGCCGGAGATATTATTCCTGATGACAGCTTTACATACACTGGCAACGCTGATGGTGAGCTTACTATAACAGCAAGCGCAGCAACAATGGCTGCTGTATCTGGCGGTATTTATGTTTATGATCTTCAGTCTACAGACAGTGGTGTTGTTAAAACCTGGGTTTACGGAGTATTCAAGATTAACGAAGACATAAGTGAGTAATATAAATGTTAGTTCTGGAGACAGTATTTCTATTAGTAGTGTATCTACCTCTACCAACGCTGTTACCGTTAAAGACTCTTCAGTAAACGTAAGTGTTACTGGTGTTATCGCTGCGACAAGCGGTGATAAAAACTATGTGCATGATCAATCAAGCGCAAGTGCTACCTGGAACATTACTCACAACTTAAATAAAAGACCAGCTGTATCTGTTGTTGATTCGGCTGGAACTCAAGTGATATGCGATGTTCAGTATGTATCTGATAATGAGGTAACACTCACTTTTGACGATTCTACTGCTGGAAAAGCGTATTTCAATTAGTATTAAATTTGTAACAAAGAAACAAACAGATCATGGCATTAAGAATAGTATCGGGGCTGTCCGCAACCAGCATAACCCTAACGTCATTTATTGACCTTGCGAAGAACGAACTCCGCAATGCTCAAATTCAGAATTTATCAACTACGCAAATTGCAGCGATCAGCTCACCAGTACAAGGGCAATTCGTATACGATAGCACTTTAGACAAGCTAAA